ACACAAAGCTCCCTGAAGTTTTCAAACAAGTTACAAACATGTCTTATGAAGAAATTGCAATCCAGTTTGCTAGTGAATCTGTTGATGCCACAACAATTGCAGCATGGGTATCAGAGTTTGCTTATCAAGGCTTTGATGCAAGACAAGTGATCAACCTGGTCAAGCAGAGGGGAGGAGATGACTGGAAGGAGGATGTGAAGAAGATGATTGTCCTTTCATTAACAAGAGGGAATAAGCCATCTAAGATGCTAAACAAGATGTCAGAGAGTGGTCAGAAAATTGTGAATGACTTGATCAGCAAGTACAAGCTAAAGTCTGGAAATCCGGGCCGCAATGATCTCACACTCTCAAGAATTGCCGCTGCTTTTGCTGGTTGGACTTGCCAAGCAGCTGAAGTTGTTCAGGACTATCTGCCAGTAACAGGCAGGGCAATGGATGCTATATCTGACAAGTTTCCTAGAGCACTAATGCATCCCAGCTTCGCTGGCCTTGTTGACCCAACACTGCCAGAAGGCGTGGTCGAAGACATTGTGCATGCTCATTGCTTATTCATGATTCAGTTCTCTAAGACAATCAATCCATCTCTGAGATCATCCTCAAAAAGCGAGGTCGTGTCCAGTTTTGACCGACCTATGCAGGCTGCCATAAACAGTCCCTTCCTCACTGCTGGAAACAGGAGAGACATTCTCATGTCTCTTGGTCTGATAAACTCAAATCTGAAACCTTCTCCAACTGTGGTAGCTGCAGCCAAAGTTTACAGAAAATTGTGATTTAGTCTGCCCAACCACCCAGTCCCCGATCACATCCCCAGATTGTTGAAGTAAAAAAACAAAAAACAGTAACAAAATAAAACAAAATAAAAAACCAAAAAAATATGAACAAAACCAAAATAAAAAACAAAAAAACAAAAATAAAACAAAAACAAAAAAACAAAAAAATCAAACAAAATATAAAACCGAGATCAACAATCTACATCCTTCCCAAGTCCCCAACCCCTCTAGGCAGCATGTGTGTTTGGTCTTCTCTTTTTATCACCTTCCACTTCTTATTCCCTAAAATCTGCTCTGATATGACAGACTTCTGTGATAACAGGATGTGGCACAATGGTGACTGACAACAGTCATCAGAAAGGTCATATTCTAGGGCAGTTAGCATCCTTATAACCTGTATGTAAGCTATCTCCTTAGATATGTTGTAACCAGTGAGCACCTCATATGGGATCTGTCTGAGAGATAATTCACCTACAATTTTAGAGTAAGAGAAGAGTAGAGAGTCGTCTAATCCCATGCCTCCTCCCATCCTCATCAGCTGTGTAGCAAAATCACATTTCTTACTCCAATTGAAACAATAGGAGTCAACGTGCGAGTGATAAAAAAACTTTAGGGAAGGATACCCAAGAGGCCAGCTCAAGGCTTTCTTAATATTAGGCTCACACCATCGTAGACAAGTCTTAATGTCCAATTCTGATATCCTATCTATGGTTGTATCAAAGAACTCAGGAGATTTTTGAGTGACTTGAGAATCCATGCTCCCCCAGGTGAGAGGGATCTGAAAATCTTTAAGAAAATATGATAGCTTCCGCTTAGACTCAAATGATTGTCTCAGGTGGTGAACAGGGACTTCCATTCCTCTATAATTGGATACTGGACAATTATACTGTTTATTGAAAGGCACATATTGGACTGACTGTCGGCTAAGAGGCCCTACTGACATGGTAAAACAAGGTATCTGCAATGCATAATAATTGTTTTTTGACATTGTGAAATAAATCAGGGGGTCTTTGTGT